TAATCCTTGAAACTCAAATTTGAATAAACTTTTCCCACCTCTTCCCATATAATAACTGTTATTACCATAATTTATAGGTTGAAAATCTTTACTTACGCCATAAGAAGATTGCAGTCTTGCTGTGAAAGAGCTCGGTGTAAGAGCAATACCATTTGGTTGAGGAGAAACATATTCAAAATTTCTAGTATATATCTCAATCTGTTTTCCAGAATTTAAAAACTCTATCTCTCCAGCATTCGTATCACCCAACGTATCTATAATTGCATCATTGTCTCTACCAATACCTACATCAAAATTATCAAATTGATTTATTTTTGATCCAGCAATAGTGTTCTTTAATGTTTTTGTATTAGCAAACCATAATCTATTTTGAAATAAAATAACAGCAGATGGAAATCCTAATGTTGCTGAATAAATAGGTTTTCTAATAGAGAAATCACTTCCAGAAAAAGTTCCATCTTTAAAATCAATTTTTACAGTGCCTGTAAATACAGTATTTGCACCCACTACCACACTCGTAATAACACCATATCCAATTGGATCATTAATATTGTTGCCACCACCTATAACTAATCCACCAACCCAATCAGTTGTGAATGTAGTCACACCAGTTACAGTTAATGTAAATGTAACTGTAGTTCCTCCAGCCATAGTTGTAACGGCAGAGTTATAATTTACGTCACCAAAATCATATACTGGCTGTTGAGCAAAAGAAAAAGGAGTATAAGTAAAAGTTCCTGCTGATTCATCAAGCCTTGCTTGAATATTGTCCGGATGAACAAATATAATATTGTTTTCACCATTTGTATCTTTAATGTTTTTTAACTCAGCATTAACATATGGAGTTGCAATTGGTGTTACAAATGATCCATCTGATACTTTATAAAAACTAAACTCTAAATTTGTTGCAAATATAATATAATATTCATTATCTTCTGCAAAAAACCCAAACATTCTTGTATCTGCTGTTAATTTTGGTCCAATTGTTTCATCAGACAATGATTTTATATTCTTAAATCCTGTTCTCTTCACTAATTTAGCCGTATTACTGACTAACATATTTTTTGCAGACTTTAATGACTTCAAATAGAAAGGCGAACTTGTTTCATTGAAGTTTATTTCATCAATCTCACCAAACTGAAAAGAATCTTGACGTACATATGCCATTATAATACCTGAGATTTTCTATCATATTTATTACGAATAACATCCCTAAATCCTTCTCTATTTGAATTGTCATATATAGCATTATTCTTTTGAGATAATGCTTCTTTTTTTAAATATTCAGTTAAAGAAACATCATTAGTTAATACAAGGGATGATTCAGATGCTACCTTATAGATAATATAAGACTCAAACTCTGATGGCCAAAGATTAAATGATATCTGGCTTTCAATATAAAATATATTAATGGAAGTATCTTGGATAGAATATATTTTATCCTTTAAAATTGTATAATCTGTTAAATTATCTGTTTTTACTAATCTTTGAAATCCAACAGGAAGTTGATATACAAAAGGAAAGTTTGGAATACCGGTATCTGTAGTTTTTGCCAACGATACAAACTCTTGAGCAAAAGTCCAATTAGTATCTGTTAGAGATCTTCTATAAGCTAAATCAACTTTTTGATCTATAATAGTCGCATGTTCAGAATCACTGATATTACTAACAGCTGTTTCGCCAAGCTCATTTAAAACACCATTAACAATACTTAATTGTGTAGCCATAAATCATATCCAAATAATTATTATTTATTGCTACTACATACTATTAATAATGAAAGATTGACCAACTATATAAATAATAGATCAATCTTTCAAGGAAACACCTATTATGATGCTGCATTAAAAACAGTATACATAATAACCGCATCATTCGATGTATTAGCAGCAGAAAGCTCAAATGTAATAGTGTCAGTAGTAGGAACTGCAGCAACAAGATAACTTGCTTCTGTTGCTTTAGTCTTCACTGTCGCCATTACTAAATCAGCTGCAGCAACACCGGTTACAGTAGCAGCATACGTTGTACCAGCGCCTGCCCACGTAGTTGTTCCACCAAATCTAGCAACATGAGATGGCGTAATGCCCGCTCCAAGCATTGCTAACAATACTTTTGCAGAACCAATTGCCGTGACTCCTGCATTCGTTGCTTTCACATCACCTGTTAAAGCAACTGAAGTAACAGTCGTACCATTACCGATAATAAATGCATTATCCGTTGAAGCATCTAAAGCGGTCCCTACATTAGATGCATTACCAACAATGATATTACCTTCTGTTAAATCTAAATCAGACGGTGAATTTTCAGAGGTATCTAATGTCAAAATAGGCGCTGAAGCAGTTCCCGTATCAACAATTTTACCTCTAGCCAAAGCCGGTGTTCCGTCTTCATCAACAATAATATTTACAAAATCATTACCATTAATAAAATCTGATTTATCAGTGAAATAACCTGTTACTACAACTGCTGACAATAAATCATTCGTATTTGCTACCCAAGTTTGAGGAGCACCATCTAGTGTTCCATTAGCCATAGGGTATAACCCAATTAAATTACTCATTATCAATTCTCCTAAGGTGTGATTATGACGTTAGCCACGATGTTCTTGATCGCAGCAGCCTGAATAACACCTGCTCTAGCCGTTAGGCTTGTAACAAGCTCCCATCGATCATCCTGAGGAACCCAGGTAATCGTGCTAGTTAATTCACGGTTGAATACCATACGACATGAATCTTCAGCTAATACCAAAATATTATATACAAATGGATCGCCTGTGGTTCCAGTACCCGTTCTAGGAAGGGCATTAGCACCAGCAGTACCAACTGCATAAAATGCAACATCAAGATAACTCGGTAATTTATTTTTCATTAAGGGACGATCCATATTGTAATCCCAAGAGGAAAACTGAGGATCTTGCTTTAATGAAGTTCTGGCTAGTGCAGGAACTAAGGCATTCTTTTTGGACATTAACGAAACACCAGAATCCAATAAACGATCTGTAGCACTTGATAACTTGTCCACACTTAACCCTGCGATAGAACCAAAGTTAACGGGAACTGATTCAAATCGTGAGATACCACCACCAATATTATAAAGAGAATCAACAAGAAGTTTGTCCAATTGACGAGCTCCAGCCAACGCATGCTCTTTCGCATTCTCAGTGATCTTGTCATAAGAAAATAACGTCTTATAACCACCACTAATACTGGTCTTATAATGAAAGTTTCCAACTGAAATTTGAACATTGGTTTCATTTAAATCTGATACGGGAATATCACCACCACCGAAACCAGTTTCGGCCATCTCACCAATGCCGCCGACAGGAAAGTTTGCTGTTTGCCCTTCTAAACCATGTTTTTCTATTACTGCACCAGCAAAGCTTCGATTATTTTGTACTTGCTCTTGAACCTCTGTAACAAAAAGCTCACTCGCAGTTGCTAAATCAATAGCCATAAATTTACTCCTAATTAATGAATAATTTCTTATTTATCAATTAGGTACCCACTGATTAAGTTATGGACTAATTATAAAGCGATAAAATATCTCGTACCATTATAAATGGAAGACATCATATAACATAAAAAATACACAAATAACAATAATTTGTCAACTATCTCGTTTATTGCTTGCTGCTTTTTTTGACAATAGCTCTAAATATTGATCTTTTAATTCCAATCTGTGTGGGTTATTATTCATTTCCTTTCTAACCTTTAATAACTCATCCATATTAAACGGTTTATCAATAGGCGTCCCGGATGGAATATCAGAACTCTGAACTTTTGATTCTCTTTCTTCCCACATATCCATAAAGAAATCTGGATTTTTTAATCTTTCTTTTATGACATCTCCAGAAGATTTTGAGAATTTCTGGTCAATGTAAATATCAATTTTTTCCTTCTTTTCTTTATAATTATCAATAGCTTCTAGTGCTTCTTGCTGTTTCTTTAAGTTTTCTTGAGAAGCTAATGCTTGCTTTTGACTTTCACTAAGGTGTTTATTAATTAACATATTGTACTGTTTTTGACTAAGCTCACCTGATTTCGCTATATCATCCATCTTTAACTTTATTTCATTATCTAGCTCTATTCCTGATGGAAGGTCATATGAGTCCGGAGATCCGTACTCATTTTTAATTAATAATAGGTCATTATCATGCTTTTTCTGCATTTCCTTCATGTCAAAGTCTTTTTTTCCCAATAATTTCTCTAATTCAGAATAAGCTTGCTCAGCTTCTTTTTGACCTTTATATTTGAAGTCTATTTCTTTTGTATTTTCATTTTCTTGATTATTTTCTGATCCTTCTCTCATTGCT